ATCATCGCCAGCACCGATGCAGCTTGCTGCTACGGCGCTTCGTGTACCGACGGACCGAAAATGGAGCGTTAAGCTCCAGTGGCCTCGAATTATCGAGGGTTATATTCGATCGGTAGAGACTAGACTTGGAACAGCTTTCCGCAAAAAAGCGGAGTAGCATAGACCAACCATCTATCTCTTTTATAACTGATCGTGACTTAACGTCAGTAACGTAATACTGGAGCTTTTGCAAGCCCCTGTGATTGCGTCTGCGTTTTGGTAACCACTTATCGGGAACATCTATTAGTGACGGGCATGCAAGGTGCATGTCAAGCGACGGTATTTCTCCATAAACAGAGAAAAGCCGCCCTACGATCAAATCGTAGCACTGATAGTACTTCCGTAGATACAAGCTGTTCGCGTAAGCGATCCAGCTCGTGTATACTTCCGGGGAAGGTGCGGACGACCAAACTGTCCTTAAGCGGACAGGGGTGACTTCTTCGCCATGAAAGGCGTCGAAGCCACAGGATTCGCGAAAGAATCCATTGGTACAACTCTTATCGCGGTTGATTTTCAACCCAAACGATTCGAGGAGTTCGGTTGCGTCAGAGGCATACGCCTTCGGTACAACCACGTCATCACCGTACACTAAGATCTTCTTGCGAAGATCCGCGTCACTACAGCCGGCAGTGAGAAGACTCCATACTACTAACGCTAACGTGGGAAAGCATAATGCTGACCCCATTGGCGCGAATTTCTGGAGTGTTACCTTCTCACCGCTCGGGAGCTGAGTCCCTAAACTCCTAGTATTCATCAGGGCCGTTACTAACGGCTCTGGGAATAATAGGCGAACCAGACCAACAGACACCCTGTCGCTAGCCTCATTGAGGTCTAACGTGCAGAGATCACCGGTTAATGAGCCCTCTTGGGCCGCTAGTCGGTTTGGCTGCTGGTCCGTGAAGTTAACCCGTCCTCGAGTGAGGGGGTGTAACTCCACGTGTCTCATGATAGCCTTGCCAAGTCCCTGCTGGATCCACTGAAAAGTCAGTGGCTCCTCGGAGATGAGGCGAGGTCCGCGAGAGTCTTTTGGAACAAGTATAACTTGTGCAAAAGTCTCCTTAATCTCAAGAGATTGAATCTCTTGGAGTTTATCACATACATGGCCAAGAGAGGCATAAAAATATGCATCGATGGGATATGTAGAGATGACCCGCGGTGATACGCTAGTCCATTGGTACTTGCCCCAGAGCTGCTCTTTTGTAGAGACAGCCCCTGGGCCGTGCCGTGGATAGATATCAGCTGGGTCGAAACGGGCGAACACTCGTTGTAAACGAATGCGAGCCCGTCGGACAACGGAGCTCCGGACGAAGGAGTAACAACTTCTTCGACTGGTGACACCGTTAGGCTGGACGCAATGAGCACAATGCTCAAGGCGTCTGGAAAGAGACGACAAGTCCTTCTCAGTTTGCAAAAACTTCGAGAGGACGAGTTGTTCTTCGTTCGGGGTATATGGCAGTTCATACTTGTAAAACAAGTAGAGAACCTGTCGTAGCACACGGACGCTATCAACACAGGGATTCGGAAGAACCCTGCCGTCGTGAGAGAATATTCTCTTGAAGAACTCACCCATAAACATGGGCAGTCTACTGTTTGGCTGTCGTTTAAAACGACAATCAGCAGCGTCAAG